GTGGAAACTGCTCCATTTCTCTGCTATGGCAGTTCCACGTTCATGTAAGTTCATTCCTTTTGCTACAGTACGCCGACCTTGACCCGTTGAATCGAAGATGCTGTTGATCCCTTCATATACTAGTTCCTCCACTGCTTGTATATACCTGCCCCACCTAACATTGAAACGCGGGCTTCGCGGCTGGATAGCTCTAGGAGCACCTCCTGCCTTCAGATACTCGGCCTTTACGAATATCTGTATGCGCCCATCTCTCACCTCTAAAGGTCGCGTCTTTAGAGATTCAATTGCTCTCTCGTAAATTCCCTTCTTCTGACCGCTGTATTTGTTTAGAAATTCTAAATCAGATACAGGAGCCACTTTTCCGTGTTCCCTAGCGAACTTATCCATACGAGACGAGAAACTTCTGAGTGTTCCAAACACACCCTTTTCACCACCTTGCGGTGCTGGAGGAGATTGGTATTTTCCATCCAATTTCACGTAATAAACTCTCTCCAGGAGTGCGTGTATGACCGTGTCCAGGTCATTGTTAGGCATATCCCAATGTGCGCCCTTTCCACCGTCTACGGTGTAAAAGAGCCTGTCGGCCTTCTGGCCTTTTAGGTGCCTGACTTCCTTCACGCGGACCCTATTGCCCAACTTAGCTGTTAACAACTGATCGTACAACTCCCATGGAACAGATGTTGCTGTTGTCGTGCCGCGTGTGGAGGTCAAGCGACCTCAATTGGACGAGGGGGCGCAGAAACGCTTAGCGTATTCATTCTGCGCCCGGACACTCTTCTTTGCATTTGGGTCCTCTCTCAATATCGCCGCTGATTCGACTGAGTCCCATTTGTAGAAGAAGAGCTCTCCAGCCCAAAGAATTGCGTCCGCAAGATCGACGTCCCGCATATCCCTGAACCTGATGTCCTCATTCAATTTTAGTGCTCTGGCACGTCTACTCGCATCCTGGAAAATAAGGGTTCTATTTTCCGGCGTCTCCGGTAATGGACCATGGATGCCGCGCAGAATGGCTACAATGTCACCTGCTCGAGTAGGAATCTTATGAGGGAGATTAGTAACACGGGCCCTGTGAGCCGTCGTGAACTCCACGTGTGGTGCATCCCCCCCGCCAGAAGCCGAGTCCGTGGCCTGGACTCGACCGTTCAAGATAGCTTCAGCAACAGCCACGGGCACTACAGATTGTTTCGGTTCGATTCTTCTTGCCAATCGTTTTCGCAATCCTCTAGTGAGTTTCTGGGCTGCTGTTGCCTTCGGTGTTTCGCGGGGACTTGGAATAATCAAGTCTGCTATCTTCCGCCTCTGCCGTACCATCCATTGTTCGCCCTGATACTCCACTTCACCTGTAGTATCCTTCATGGTATAATGGACACCCTTCACCTGATGTTCCATCCCAAAGTTATGGCTTTCCTTCTCCTGGTACCCTTTTGATATTTTGCCTGCCCTGGCAGCGCGAACTGCTGCAGGAGCAGGGGCAGCTTCCTCGTCTTCGACTTCCTTCACAATCGCCTTCCATTTGAGATTCTTATGCTTCTTTAAATCAGTCACAACCTTGCCAGTATCTGAGTCATACACCACTCGTGTGCATGAGTGATACTGCCTGGCTGGTTCGTGAGATGTCGAAGATAACAACTCATCCAAAACCTTCCTGAAGAGGCTAGCGTCTGCTACCACAGTGACGGAACTTTGAGAACTATCATCATCACTATGGCCAATGCGCTCTTTGCTGTGGTGCATCATGAACTTGTCTAATTCACCCGAAACGGGGAATCGACTGTCAATCTTGCTACCACTGCTAGATCGCATCTCAGCATGTACGCCCTGGAGTCTTGTCTTGTGGACCCTCTTCTTACGCGCCATCCCGCGGTAGCGCTTCGGTTTTGTCAAGACAGTTGGAT